TTGAAAAGCTATCGCTTTTCCGAGAATGCGTACGTTTACACAATCGCCGGAACGGTAAACAATAGGTTTATATTTTGCGTTTTCGGCTACTAAAGTGATTGTATTAGTATCTTTATATACTCTTTTAAGTGTAGCCTCATCTTCTATAATTACAGCGGCAATCTCACCGTCTTCAACATCGCATTGCTTTCTAATAAAAACTATGTCCCCGTCATATATTCTTGCGTTTATCATACTATCCCCCTTTGCTTTCAAAGCAAAATCAGCATTAATATTAGTTGTAACATCAATATAGCATTCTAGGTCTTGATTCGCGAAAATAGGTTTGCCGCAGGCAATTTCGCCAAGCAGAGGGACTTTGTATGTAGTAATAGGGACTATGTTATCATATTTTTTTTCAAGAGTGCTGTTGCCTTCTTCGTCTTCCCAGCCCATAAGATAAGATGGAGTTGTTTCAAGAGCCTCGGCAAAAGCTTTAATTTTACTCTGGGTAATATCGTTTTTTCCCATTTCTATTTTATTAATAGTTGAACGGGACTTGTATCCTAATTTTTGTGCAAGTTCGTCTTGAGAAAGCCTTAACTCCAATCTTCTTGCTTTAATTCTATCATATAAATTCATATTAGTTACCGCCTTTCGCTTTTTAATAATAACATATTGTAGACTGAATGTCAACTTTTTTATATAAATATTAAAAAAGGTGTTGACAAAAAATCTACATTGTGTTATTATAACTTTGTTGATAAATAATCTACAAAAAAGGGGGTTAATTAATGACGGATACATTAGAACTTGAACTTGCTATTACACGTGCTGGTATTACAAAACGTGATATATCAAAAATACTTGAAACATCAGAGGCGTGTTTATACAACAAAATCAATAATAGATCAGAGTTTAAAGCGAGTGAAATTGAGAAGTTAAAAAAAGTTTTATCACTTTCAGAGAAAGAAAGAAATAAAATTTTTTTTAGCTCTAAGTAGATTATTAATCTACAAATAAGGAGGTGAGAAAAGTGGATATAAAGAAAATTGAACAACTTGCAGAATTGTTAACAGGGTTGAAACAATATGAGTGGTCAAGATTAAAGATTGCTATAGAACAACTATACAGCGAAGCATCAAGTGGGTTGGAACTACCTAATGCGAACGCTGTACAAAGTAGACTTAATTTAGAATTTAAGGGTTTTATTGATTAAGAATTTGTATCATAGCCGGATGAATTCTATAATCAACGCCGTTGTATTGAACATGAATGTAGTCGTATTCAAAACATTTTGCGTTTTTAGAGCCATCTAAATAGCATAGATTTTCTTTAAAATAGGTAGTTGGATCTTGTTGGTTGGCAATAGTGCCTGTATCTGTTATATCGGTCCAGCTGCCTAATAAGTTGGCATATACTCGCATTATACTCACCTCCTTTGAGATGAGTATAGCACAAATGGGATTTTATATCAATCAAAATAAATAAAGGGAGGTGAAATAAAAATAGAAGAATGCAAAATTCAACAAATGCAGCTTAGACAATTCAAAGAATATTTTGGGATTGACGAACAAACAGTAAAACGCTGAATACATAAAAAAGCTTTTCCGGCATATAAGCAAGGTTGCAGATGGTATGTTGATATATCGGCGTATTATAAATGGCGTGAGCAAGAGCATATAAACAGTTATAAATATACTTACGTGAAATAAAGGAAGGAGAGTGAGCAAAATGCCGAGGGAGAAGGCAGCATATAGGGAGAACTTAGAAAGCGTTTTACAGTTTCTTGGCGATAAATACGGAGATAGACGTCATCTTTTGTGTATTAAGGATGTTCAGGACTATACAGGGACTTGTTATGATTTTGCAAAACGCACATTTTTGGGTGGTAAAAAATATATTTCGGCTGAGACGTTTGCCAAAAACTTGAGTGAATAAAAAAACTAACTATTAAATGTTAAATGGTAGTTAAAAAAATTAAATTTGACCTGATATAGAAAGAGGTGATTGAGGATGTATAATTTTTTGATTAAATATAGGCTAAAGACCGGGGCGCCTTCAACTAAATATATAACTGTAAAATCTGTATCGGCAAAGCTGGCAAAACAGCAATTTAATGAAATGTATGGTTCTGCCAGTTTTGAGATACTGGGAGTATATAAGGAGGTGAAGTCAAATGTATAACTGGATTATACGTATATCAGCCGCGGTGGTCGGCGCTGTATTGTTAGTTATGGTTAGGCTGCTTGAGTGGTATCCCATATTTTACGCAGTGCCGCTTATGATGATACTTTTGGCGTTTTTGAATTGCGCAGAGGACAGTGAGGGACGGCCTGTTGCTGACGATGTGCGCAAGGTCGTAATAAGGCCGGATAACCGGCGGTGGGACTTTTCGGACGAAGAGTGTAGCAGAACATCTAAAACGATAGAAGAAAAAAATCAAAGAAATATTAAAATTGGTATAGGAGTGAGATAAAATGAGAATGAGAAAAATAAAGAGACCTGTACGCAAAACAGTGTAACTTTTAATGTGGAGGTGAAATAAGATTATAACAATTCATTCATGGAGCGGTGGAAAGGATAGCACAGCAAGCATCATACTTGAGCGTATTCATAATTTACCGGCTTCAAAAATAATTTTCAGCGAAGTCATGTTTGACAACAAAAATAACATAAGCGGTGAGTTACCCGAACACATTGATTTTATACATAATAAAGCGATACCAAAATTCCGTGAATGGGGATATGACGTTCAAATTTTACGTAGCGAAAAGGATTATTTAGATTTGTTTTATCACGTCGTTACTCGCAGCAAAAAACCGGAAAGGAACGGTAAATATGCAGGTTTTTTACTTGCTGGAATGTGTGCAGCGAATAGTCAGTTAAAAATTCCACCGATTAAAAACTTTTTAAAAACTGTCAAGAAACCTTTTATTCAATATATCGGAATCGCGACAGACGAGCAAAAAAGATTAAAAAAACTTGAAGGAACGAATAAAATATCGTTGCTTCAAAGATACGGCTATACTGAAAAAATGGCATATGATTTATGCAAGAAATATGATTTACTTTCTCCTATATATAAATTCGCAAAACGCGGAGGTTGCTGGTTTTGTCCAAACTGTTCATATAAAGAATTTGCACGTTTAAAAAAATGCCATACGGAATTGTGGAACAAATTAATGTTGTTATCTAATGAGCAAAACATTATAAGTTCTTGTTTTAAATATAACAAAACATTTTTGCAAATAGACAAAAAAGTTGATGAAATAAATAGTCAATTAAGCTTTTAGCGCGGAGGTAGACGACGAAGAGTGTTATAGAGAAACCAAAAGGCCGGAAAGCAAAAGAATACATAAAATTGTAATGTGAGGTGATTATTATAAAACCAATAGTTATTTGTGGAAATCCAAAGTTTGACAGGCTTGTTATAGACTGCAATTTTGCGGCTATGGCATATATGGACAAGAATATTAATGTACAGTACAGAGAATTTAAGCTGGAGTTGTTAGAAAATAAAAAGCCCGCAAGTGCTGGAACACTAAACGGGCAATAAAAAGTATATAACATAAAATCAGTTTAATAATACCACCAAAATATTAAATTGTCAATTATCAAACTGGGAAAAGGAGAAATTTAGCATGAAATTATATGAAATTGACGCAGAAATTGAACAATGTATCTTAATTGATGAAGAAACAGGCGAGGTTATTGGGATTGATACAGAAAGAGCTGATAAGCTGCAGATGATGAGAGATGATAAAATAAAAAATTTGGCTCTCTATTATAAAAATTTGATGGCTGAGGTTAATGCGTATAAATCCGAAAAAGATTATTTTGCAAAGCGTGAAAGGGTGGCCAAAAATAAAGCGGAGAGTATTAAGAAATTTTTGAATGAATTTCTTGCGGGTGAAAAGTTTGAATCACCAAAGGTTAATATTACATATCGTAAGAGTGAATCAGTTGTTATTGATGATATTAACAAAGTAGACAAGCAGTATTTAAAATATACAGAACCGGCGGTTGACAAAGTGGAGGCCAAAAAAGCTATTAAATCAGGTGTATTACTTGAAGGTTTACATATTGAAGAAAATCAAAATATTCAAATTAAGTAGAAGCAGGAGGTATTCATGAAGATAATTAAAGGTATACAAAAAACGCCTGAAAAGGTTGTAGTTTATGGACCGGAAGGGATAGGTAAATCAACTTTTTTATCTTGTTTTCCGGAGCCGTTGTTTATTGATACAGAAGGAAGCACAAAACATATGAATGTATCTAGATTGCCAAACCCGCAAAGTTGGATGGAATTGTTAGAAGAAATTAATTACGTTATTCAAAATCCTGGCTGCTGTAAAACACTTACAATAGATACAATTGATTGGGCTGAACAGCTTTGTACAGAAAACATACTTGAAAAGTACGGTAAAAATGGAATTGAGGATTTTGGATATGGTACCGGATATGTATATGTAAAAGAAGAATTTGGAAGATTTTTAAAGTTGCTGGATAATGTTATTGAGGCAGGAATAAATGTTGCTTTAGCTGCACATGCACAAATACGTAAATTTGAGCAGCCTGATGAACTTGGTGCATATGACAGATACGAACTGAAACTCGGAAAGAAAACTTCTTCACAAACAGCACCTCTTGTGAAGGAATGGGCTGATATGGTTCTATTTGCAAATTATAAAACAATTTCTGTAGCTGTTGATAAAGATGGAAAAAAACATAAAGCTCAAGGTGGAAAGCGTGTAATGTATACAACTCATCATCCATGCTGGGATGCGAAAAACAGGCATGGATTAGAAAGCGAGCTGCCATTTGATTATAAATATGTTGCAAATATATTTGATAACTTTGAACCACAGAGCCAAACACCTGTTAAACTTAATCAGACAGAACAAATAGAAAGAGAAATTGATGCTGTTATTGATAAAATTCCGAAACAAGATGAAGAAACTAAAACAAATAAACAACAAATGAAGAAAATTAATGTTGACGGAATCCCTAAAGAATTAGCTAAATTAATGATTGAAAACAATGTTACTAAAGAAATGATTCAAAATGTTGTGCATCAAAAAGGTTATTATCCATCGGGTACACCAATTGAAAATTTTGATACTGAGTTTATAGAAGGGGTTCTGATAGGCGCCTGGGATGATGTATATAAAGTAATAGTTGAATATGAGACACTTCCTTGGGAAGAAAAATAAATAATAAAATTTGGAGGAAATAAAAATGAGTAATGAATCAGAAAGAGAATATGGCTGGGATGATGAAATACAAAATGATGGACCGGAATATGTCGTTTTGCCGGATGGAGACTATAATTTTAAAGTAACAGGTTTTGAACGCGGCAGATATGAAGGCGGAGAGAAAATTCCGGCTTGTAATATGGCAATTATCACTTTAGAAATAGAGAATGACAAAGGAATTTGTTTTATACAAAACAGATTATTTTTACATAGTCGTTGTGAGGGGTTGTTGTGTGCATTTTTTACTTGTATTGGTCAGAGAAAGCATGGTGAAAAATTGAAAATGAATTGGAATGAAGTTGTCGGAGCAAGAGGAAGAGCAAAAATTGGACATCGTGAATATAATGGAAATATTTATAATGATATAAAAAGGTTTTACGCTCCCGATGAATCTGCACCAAAAAAATCATTCACACCAGGTAAATTCTAATGGAATTAAGACCATATCAACAAGAAGCTGAAAAGGCAGTATTTGCCGAATGGGAAAAAGGGAATAAAAGAACTTTGCTAGTATTACCTACAGGCACCGGTAAAACTATTGTATTTGCAAAGATAACTGAAAGATGTGTAAAGAATGGCGAGCGAGTACTTATACTCGCTCATCGAGCCGAACTATTAGAACAAGCAGTGGATAAAATTAAAAAAGTAACCGGGTTAAGATGTGCGGTCGAAAAGGCAGAAGAAAGTTGTATAGGCAGCTGGTATCGTATAGTTGTTGGTTCCGTTCAAACAATGATGCGTCAGAAACGTCTTAACCAATTTGATACAGACTATTTTGATACTATAATTATTGATGAGGCACATCATTGTATATCAGACAGTTATCAAAAAGTAATAGATTATTTCAGTGAATCAAAATTATTGGGAGTAACAGCTACGCCTGACAGAGGTGATATGAAAAATCTTGGTAAGGTTTTTGAGAGCATGGCATATGAATATTCATTATCATCAGCAATTAAAGAAGGATTTTTATCACCAATTAAGGCTCAAACAATTCCTTTAAAACTTGATTTAACAGAAGTGGGAACACAGGCTGGAGACTTTAAAACGAGTGATTTAGGTACAGCTCTTGAACCATATCTATATCAGATTGCGGATGAAATGAAAAAATATTGTGATGGGCGAAAGACAGTAGTTTTTTTGCCGCTAGTAAAAACCAGTCAAAAGTTTTGCAATATTTTGAATGAAAATGGTTTTAAGGCTGCAGAAATAAATGGAAATAGTGATAATAGGTCAGAGATTTTAAACGATTTTAATTCAGGCAAATATAATGTTATTTGCAATTCCATGTTGCTTACAGAAGGCTGGGACTGTCCCAGTGTAGATTGTGTTGTTGTATTAAGGCCAACTAAGGTACGTAGTTTATATTGCCAAATGGTAGGCAGGGGAACACGTTTATCACCTGAAACCGGTAAAACTGAATTGTTAATACTTGATTTTCTTTGGCACACTGAACGACATGAACTTTGTAGACCGGCTCATCTAATATGCGAAAATGAAGAAGTTGCTCAAAAAATGACTGAAAATCTTGAAGCTTCAGGCTGTCCGATTGATATAGAAGAAGCAGAAGTTCAAGCCAGTGAAGATGTTGTTGTGCAGCGTGAAGAAGCTCTTGCTAAACAGTTGTCGGAAATGAAAAAGAGGAAACGCAAATTAGTGGACCCTATACAATTTGAAATGAGTATACAAGCAGAAGATTTATCAGGGTATGTTCCGGCATTTGGCTGGGAAATGTCACCGCCAACGGACAAGCAGAAAAACGCACTCGAAAAGCTGGGTATTATGCCTGATGAAATTGAAAACTCCGGTAAAGCTGCGAAAATTTTAGACAGACTTGAGAAACGTAAAAATGAAGGACTGACAACGCCAAAACAAATTAGATGCTTAGAGCAAAAAGGATTTAAACATGTTGGAACATGGCAGTTTGAAGCTGCAAGCAAATTGATTGCGAGAATATCTGCTAATGGGTGGAGAGTTCCAAATGGTATTAACCCCGCTACATTTAATCCCGAATTAGGAGCATAGGATATGGAAAATAACATTAATTTGGTTGAACTGCTTGAATATATAGAACCATCATTTCTTGATTATCAGGATTGGGTTAATGTTGGAATGGCACTTAAATATGAAGGATATACAGTACAGGATTGGGATGATTGGAGCAAACGTGACGCTAACCGTTATCATGCTGGGGAATGTGAGAAAAAGTGGAATACTTTTTCCGGTTCAAGTTCTCCTATAACAGCAGGAACCATAGTGAAAATGGCACAGGATAATGGTTTTAAATTTCATAAAGAAGATGTTGCTTTTGATTGGAATTCTGAGATAGGCAATAAAGATGATTTAGTTGTAATCGATAAAGGGTGGATTGAAACAAGTGAATTTAGCATACCACAAAAATGGAATCCTGTTGAACAATTAACTACATATTTAGAAACACTGTTTGAAGCAAATGAAAACGTTGGATATGTCACTCGGAGCTGGGAGAAAAACGGAAAGTACCTCCCGTCTAAAGGCTTGTGTGACAGGACGGCCGGAAGGTTAATTCAGGAGCTTTCAAAGTGTGAAGGAGATATATGTAAGGTTATTGGTGATTATAGTGAAAAGGCAGGAGCTTGGATACGTTTTAACCCTCTTGATGGTAAAGGTATAAAAAATGAAAACGTTACGGATTTTAGATATGCTTTGGTTGAATCAGATGTAATGGATTTAGGGCGTCAAAAAGCTATTATTGAGGAACTGGAATTACCTGTTGCATGTCTTGTGTACAGTGCAGGGAAAAGTCTCCACGCTATAGTGAAAATTGAGGCATATAATTATAGTGAATATAGAGAAAGAGTTGAATATCTATATAAGGTTTGTGAAAAGAATGGTTTAATTATAGATAAACAAAATAAAAATCCATCACGCTTATCTAGAATGCCAGGAATTATAAGAAATGGGAAAAAACAATATTTATTATCTACAAACATTGGAAAATCCAGTTTCGAAGAATGGAAAGAATGGATTGAAACAATTAATGATGATTTGCCGGAACCTGAAAGCATTGCAAGTATTTGGGATAATCTACCCGAATTGTCACCATCTCTTATTGATGGAGTATTAAGACAAGGTCATAAAATGCTTATAGCTGGACCTTCAAAAGCCGGAAAATCATATGCTCTGATTGAAATGTGCTGTGCTATAGCTGAAGGCAAGAAATGGCTGAAATGGAATTGTACTAAAGGCAGAGTTTTATATGTTAATTTAGAATTGGACAGGGCAAGCTGTTTTCATAGATTTAAAGATGTTTATACTGCTTTAAACTGGAATCCTGATAACATTAATAATATTGATATATGGAACTTAAGAGGAAAATCAGCGCCAATGGACAAGCTGGCGCCTAAACTAATTCGAAGAGCCGTGAAAAAAGACTATATAGCAATAATTATTGACCCAATATATAAAGTTATTACAGGAGATGAAAACAGCGCGGACCAAATGGCAAAGTTTTGTAATCAGTTTGACAAGGTCTGTACCGAATTGGGCTGTGCGGTAATATATTGCCATCATCATTCAAAGGGAGCACAAGGCGGCAAAAGAAGTATGGATAGGGCATCCGGCAGCGGAGTTTTTGCTCGTGACCCTGACGCTCTTATTGATTTGATAGAATTAGAATTAACAGAAGATGTTTTAAAACAACAGGAAGATGTTTTAGTGTGTAAAACATGCTACAAATGGATAAAACGTTTTAGTAAAGATAACGAGGTTTCTCAGGATGATTTATGCAGCGCTAGGACTATGTTAGAACTTTCAGCAGAATTGTTACAGAGTAATACATATAAACTGATGATTGAAGATATTAAGAAGGTTAAAGATGAAAATAAAAGCCGTACAGCATGGCGTATAGATGGAACGTTAAGAGAATTTCCTAAATTTGAACCAATTAATTTATGGTTCGATTACCCTATTCACAGAATAGATGATACAAATATTCTTAAGGATTTATCAGCTGAATCTGATACTCATTCTTGGAAATCTAAATCAAATAAAAAGAATGTTAAACAAAGAGAAAATAAAAAAACAATTGAAACGGCATATGAAGTTTGTAAAATTGATGGTGATGTGACACTCAAAATGATTGCGGAATATATGGAAAAATCAGAAAAAACCATAAGAAATTATGTTAATTCAAGCTCTAATCTGTATATTAAAAACGGATTTATATATGAAAAATAATTTAAATCTCGAGAGGGAAATCGGGAAAAAAAGGGAAATTTCCCTTTTTCCCTCAAGGGAAATTGGGAAAAAACAAGGAAATTTCCCTTTTTCCCTCAAGTCTTGAAAACCGCGTAAAAATGTGGGTTAGAGCGCAATCGGGAAATCGGGAAGGAAATTTATATATATAAATATATAATTTTCCCTTTCCCTCACGGGTCAGTGGGGTAAGTCGTTGTGCGAAGCTCACGCACAACAACGCCTCCCCCTGTCACTGACAAAAAATTTTTTCAAGAGTAAAACAAAAACTGAGGGGTGAACAAAAAATATGAGAACACAAAGAAGCAAATTGTTAGATGCAGTTAAACGAATGCCTGAACTGAGACATTCAATTCCGGGCAAAGAATTTAAAATACAAAATAGTGAAGTTATTAAATGGCTTATAATGCAACCTGAAATTTTAAATTATATCTGGAACAATATAAAAAATTCCGAAGCGATAAAATATAATGCTGAATCAGGATGTTGGAGTGGTGTTGATTATGATAACTGAATTTTTTGTTGCAATTATTCCACCAACTGTTACTCATCAAGAAAAGAAAGTCAGTGTGATAAAAGGTAAACCGGTTTTTTATGAGCCGTCTAATTTAAAAGACGCCCGCTTAAAACTTATGTCACATTTAGCTAGATTTGTTCCAGTAAAAAAATATATTGGTGGAGTTCGGCTTATTGTAAAATGGTGTTTCCCGAGAAAAAATCACAGAGACGGTGAGTATAAAATAACTAAGCCGGATACGGACAATTTACAGAAGTTACTCAAGGATGTAATGACAAAGTTGGGGTATTGGGCAGATGATAATTTGGTGGCAAGTGAAATTGTGGAAAAATTTTGGGCTGAAAAGCCCGGAATATATATCAGGATAGAGGATTTGTAAGATGGAGTTAAAACAAGTTAAACAAGCAATTATGCAACAAAGTATAGTTCGTTATAAAAATAAAAACTATGTCTTTTATGCTAGTAGATGTTTTAAAAATATTCATGAAGATAGAATCGAATATGACGGAGAACTATATGACGAAAACGCAAATTGTGTTATTCATGTGCAACTAAGTGATGTAGAACTTATTGAGAAATAAATTTATAACAAGGAGGGACAAGATGAAATATGACGAAGGAAAGCCGAAACTTACCTTGTGCCCGACAGAAATAATTACTGCGGTTGCCATGGTAAGAGAGTATGGAGCAAAAAAGTATGGAGATAGTGACAGCTGGAAAGATGTTGAACCGCAAAGGTACAGAGACGCGGCTTTCAGACACTTTGTGTCATACATAAATGACCCTTTGGGTGCAGATGAAGAAAGCGGACTGCCGCATTTGTGGCATTTGGCTTGCAATATTGCGTTTTTGTGCGCTATGGAAAAGGACTGAAACTATATGGATAAAAAAGTAATTTAACAGACAAAGAATTATTATCAAACTGGATGTGATAAATCTTATGACAGCTGAAAGATTAAGGCAGTACAAAAGTATAAAAGCAGAAATTGAAGAATTGGCCGAACAGATACAAATGCTTGAAAGTTCTGACATTGTGCAGGGGTCAGACAGGGAATTCCCGTACATAAAACATAACATGAAAGTGGAAACAGGAGAGTGCGACCACACACGTGATATGTTAAAAAAAGAGTTGGGGTTATTAAAAGCCGAATATCACGCATTGAATGAATTTATTAACAACATTGCTGACAGCGAAACAAGGCGAATTTTCAGATACAGATATATTGAGGGGTGGACATTCCAAAAGATTGCTTTTAAAGTGGGCAATGGTGATGAAAGCGGCATAAGAAAAAAACATAATAAATTTTTAAAGTTGTCCGAATTTTCCGAAAATTACATGTTATAATTGTATTATGAAAGGTATGCAAAGTAATTTCTCCTTTTATATATTTTTTGTTTAAGAGCCGTTTTCCTTTTTGGGGCGGTTCTTTTAGTTTTAGGTCTTGTGGGAATTGTACATCATAAATTTGCTGAGGGGCGGGCGGCTGTGATGTGATTTGGAGGTGAGATATTTGACTGAAAAACAGAAACGTTTCTGTGAT